GTGTAGATACACCGGGTATCTGTGTGATGAGTCGCTGCAAGTGACGAGGGATGTGGACGCCCAGTTCCTCACCAAGCAGCATCATGGAGCCGCGAGCCTCCGCCATCTGGCCTTTGATCCCCTCCGCCAGTTTGCGTGTCTCACGGGTAGCAACAGACGAACCATCAGCCATGCCTTGCTTGAAGTTCGTAAGACCAGCCTTGATGTTAATTACAACCGCGCCAGTTTCTACTTGTCCCATGTTTATGCCGCGCCTTTCTTCAAAAACCCAATCAACGCATCAACCACTTTCACGTATGCTTCCAGAGCCTTCTCTTTGCCCGCCTGAAACGCGGGCCGCATGAAGGGCTCAGGTGCCATCAGCGCAGTGCCATACTCAACGAACTTTCCGTAGACGCCGGGTGACTGAGTGTGTTTCTCTCCTGCGTACTTTCCTTTGTCGTAACCCGGCCCGACGTGCGCCACGCTGGTGTCAAGGTCTTTGCCCAGCCGCACTGTTACAACCACGCTGTCACGTAACTCACCCGGCTCAGACTCAGGGTGGCTTGCTTGCGGAGCTACAGGTGCTCGTGCCTCAATCTCCGCAGCCATCACTTCACCAGCCGCTTGTAAGGCCGCCCGCTGAATGTTCTGAGCAAATTTGTAAGGCATGCGGTCTAGCTCGTCGCCTAGCTCCGCGAGTCCCTCGACCGTGACTTCAAAGTCTTCTGCCATCTGTTATGAATTCGGAAATAGGAATAAATCGATCACCTTTTTCACGATTTCCCTCTGTGGCGTTTTAGGGCCGCACTCGAACAGATCACGCAACTTGGTTCTCAGCTCCCACTGCTTTGCGTAGTATTCGTTCTGAGCCTTTACAAGCTCTGTCACGATCTCCTTTATCCGGTCACTTTGTGACTGCACGTTTCTCCTTCTTTCTCTTCCTCGGAACGATCTTCCCGTCCTTGGTGACGCTATGCCCGAACATGCCCGCGATTGCCTTCCTCTGATCCAGAGGAGTCAGATCGAGGTATCTCTTTGGCTTGGCCTTCAGACTCGCAGGGATAACGTGCGAGGGGATGAAGTCCAGCTCACTAAACGGGTCGGGCTTCTTCTTGCTATCGCGGTGCACATTGGCCAAAATGCAAGCCACTTGCGCCGTGCCGCGCCACAACTTGAAGTCAGCAAACTCCGCCCGCCTCAAAAGCAAACCGAATGAGTACGGAGTCTCCCTGAGGAACTCCTCATCACTCAATCCCAGGTCTATCCTCGCCATTGACCAATACAAATCTTCCAGGTCTTCAGTTACAGAACTGCTACCGGCTGCGTTGGCAGTTCTGGCTTGGGGTCTACTTCCTCCTGCGCTGGGCGAACTTTAGTCCAGGCCATCAGCACGGCGGACATATATGCGTCCATACGCGCCGGTAGAAGCATGTGCGAGAGTTCCTCGATGGTCAGGTCGGGGTGATACAGCTGTAACCCGGCCCATACCACTGCGAGAAGCAGCTCAGGGTTATCCTCGATGGTTGACCAAATGTCACCGTTGAGCAGACTCTTGCCGGTCTTCTCTTTGACCTTGCATATCGCCGCGAAGTCAAATGCGAGCTTGAAAGTTGCGTCACCGCTTTCCATGGGAAGTTGAACATCGACCGTAGGTGCGCGACGGAGTACTACTGGTGCTTGACTCATAGAATGTCTCCTGAAATTTAATACTCGAGGAAAAGCCGGGCAGAGGGGAGAGGAAGAAAGTAGCTTAGGGTGACCGGAACCTGGACGGTCAAGAATCACCCTAAGCTGATTGGCATTGCCGTGCCAAAATTAAGCGGGTACCCACGTGTACTGACCAGAAATCTTCAGCTTGAAACTGTAGTTGATCAGCTTGTCCGGGCTGTAGGTGGAGTCACCGAAAGCCGCGACGATTGCCTTGAAAGCGAACCAGCCGGGAGAGTCTACCTCACCAGCGAGTGGTGGAACCACTACACGGTAGTTGCGACGTGCGCCAGAGTTGAAGAGTGCCTCAACATCCTGTTGGGTTGTGAAACCGTCGGGCTGTGTATCGTCCGGATCAATCCAGTTACCGTCCACCTGAATTTCGCCAGCGTCACGAAGTCCGCCGATGAACTCACGGTAGCCGTCTATGGACTGTTGGTTGGTTGCGTCAACGGTGTCTGCCTTCGCGCCTGACTTGATCGCGTTGGTGACTTCGCCGACGTTCTTAAAAGATTCTAATACTGGAGGAGACGCGAGAGGCAGGGCATCATTCTGTCCCATCTGGACGAGGGTGCCGAGACCTATGCGGGCCGCTGTTTCTGTGTATGCACTCATGAGTGTTCTCCTTTGAAGAACATTGAACCTGTAAAGGGACCAGAAAGTTCAGAGAAGTTAGACCGGAGGCGAGAAGAACTCGCCCGGTATGAACCAGACGGAAAAGTCAATCGCTATACCGGAAATGTGCAACTCCTCATCGTTAAGATCAACGTCGCCGGAGGGGAAGCAGCCTTGGATGTAGGTCCCGTCACTCAGTGTGCCCTGGAAGCTATTCAGCACCGCATGTACCGCAATGGCGAGCGTGTCCGCCTCTTTGGGATTATTCCCCCAGCAATCAACCTGTACGAGACGCTGCTGGGTAGCGTTGGTGCCATTCAGAGTATTTATGTTCTGCGAAGCAACGAACTTGATCACGATAGTGGGAAAGTCTGTGCCTTCGGGTAGCCGGTTGACGCGCACACGATTGCCAACAATAGCGTTGACATCCGGAGCGGCAATCAGTAAGTCACGTAATCCCTTCTTCATTTTAGATGGACTCCACTTCCCAACAGAGAAGGTGTAGCCAGAACTTGCGGTACGGCTTACCCTCATCAAGCACGGCCTGTATGTGAAATGTACGGCCCTCGTATACCACGCGCATTGAGGATTGAATCGTGCTGTCGTAGCGGATGATGACCACATGCGTCGCCTTGTCAGCGATCAACTGGGCACGGACAATCTCTAATCCGCTGAGGTCGTGAACGTCTGCCCAAACACTGGCAACTACCGTTGAGGTACCCGGCTCACCGTAGCCGTCATCAACGGAATCGTCGGGCTGAACAATGTCCACCTTGTACCGGAGGTCTCCCGGCTTTGGTGCTCCATAGCTAGTGGTGACGGACATTCAATCTCCTTAGCGCAGACCCAAGCTGTGGTCGTAGACCTTATTCAGGCCGATGATTTGATCTAAACCGTGTGGCAGGGTGACCAAGCGACCTTCTACTACTGTGTCGCGATTGGTGTACATGTGGGAAACCATCATGATGATGGCGATCTTCAAGTCCTCTGGAACCCCGTTGACGTATTTCTGCTCCAGAATTTGGTCCGGAGGATCAGGCGGGGAACCAGCAACCACGTCTACTTCGGCAATCACCGGAGGCGAAGCAAACTCGTCCTGATTCTGCATGCCAGCGGTCAGGAAAATCTGTACGTTGTTGCCACCGATAGTGCATTGAGGCCAAACAGAGCCGGGAAGCGGCATCACGCGGGGAATCGTACTCATCAAATCAACAATGAAGTCCTTGCCCGGATAAATAGTGTGCTTCTGGCCATCGCTGCCCACGTAGTCAATGTGGTCTACATTAGTACACGGTGAAGCGAGCAGATCAATTTGGAATGGCAGCCGCTCGCCAGTGTTCAGGCCGAATGGCGGAAAGGGAGTCGGCATAATCGGGCCGTAGCCGAAGTACAGAGACAGTGCGCCGATGCCGTACAGTGTGCCGTAAGGCTCCTTGCTGTACGGATAGAAGGGGAACGAGTCCTGAAACTGAACGAAGTCACGCGAAGCAAGGGTCAGCCCAGTGTTTTTCTCAATGTAAATAGTCGCTGCTGGAATAAGAATCTTGTTGATAAGGTCGTCGTCCGCCGTGTTGGTCACCTTGAGATAGTTCTTCATCTCATCCAACGCGACAGGCCAAACTGTGTTCTGAGAAAATCTGACGATACCCGGCATTAGTGTTTCTCCCCTGGTTCATTCTTGAGCAATTTGCGGAGCATGTCCCCGCTAGGGTCGTCCGAACTTGGTGGCTCCAAGAACGTAGTCACTCCGCCCTCGGCACAGCAGATGCACATGCCTGAATAGCCGGGTGCCTTGTGGCAGTTACAAGAGCACGCCATTACTTATTGTCCTGCTTAATCCGGCCAGCATCTTGTAGCAGTTCCTTGGAAAAGAGAATCTGCCGGGTAGGTTCGCTCTCAACCGCTTTCCGGTAGACCGGCTGTACCATCGCGCATTCACGCTGCTTCTGTTCACTCATAGAATTCCCCTGTAATAGGTTTGAATACCGCGCAAAAAGAGAAAAGGCTCCGGACTGAACCGGAGCCTCATCTGTTTAGGTTGTCAGCCGATTAGCTGGCTGGGTGCTCAAGCACCGAGAACGCGGACGGCTGCAACAGCTGACCGTCGGTACGCAGAAAGGCTTGGTAGCCCTTCTGCAAGTTCGCCATGTAGGTCTCCTGGAACACGAAGAACGTGATCGGGCCGACGTCGCGAATGACGTAGTGCTCGAAGTTTCCGAACAGAACGGAGTTGGCAGAAGCGGCCAACTTGTCCATGTCCTGGTTCCACTGATACTCGTACCCGTAGATCGTATCCGGCTCATCTTCGCTCACTGAAACGTTCCACAGGGTGCGACCGAAGCCGTCCTTCTGCTTACGGAACGTGTCCAGAGTGGTCTGGTGCGCCATGAACTTAGCTCCCGGACGGTAGGCCGGATCAACCTTCGTGATCAAAGCATCGAGGTCATCGATGATATTCACGGAGTTGAGGTCGGTCGCGCCTGGGTTGTTGGTAGCGTTTGCACCAGCAGCAGTGACGATCTGGCTGCCACTGTTGTAGGCGACTAGTGCCGGAACGAGGCCATTAGGCTGTCCGGAACCCGTGCCCTTGGTGTAGCCGTTGTTCACGCGACGACCGATACGGATACCCATTGCGGTGCTCAGCAACGACTGTACGTCGAATGCCGAATCCTGCAACAGCTGGATGGCGACCAACACCTGCTTGGAGGATGCTACGTTCGCAGTGAACGTTACACGATCAAAGCTGGGGTTTACCTGTCCAATCGTGGTGCTAGTGGCTAGCCACTCACCATCATTGGCAGTGTCGTCCATGCGTGGGTACTGTAAGGGGTTACCGCTCGAAGTGTTGATGATGCGGCAAACATTACGCATTCCGCCGTATGCCTTCAGCTTGATTTCCAGTTCTTTCTGGAAGCCGACTGGCACGACGAATTCGCCGTTTCCGTCACCGACTACCTGATCCAAAGCCGCATAAGTACGGACTTCGTTCAGGATGGGAGCTACGGTACGGCCCGCTGTACGGATTAAGGCATCAAATGCCGCGTTGTACTCTTTGGAGGAACGCTTTTCGTCCTGTGATGTCATCGGACTAAGGCGACCTTCAACGTCCTGACCCGGCTGTGCGGTCTCTTTGTGACCGGTGCGAGACTCGTTCATCTCGGCCTGAAGCTTGTCCACCTTCTCCATATTTTCAATGCGAAGACGAAGTGCTTCCTGCTGCTTGTCGAGTTCCGTTGCGCGTTTCTGTGCTTCCTCAGTAAAGGAAGTCTTCTCGTTCAGGTCATGCCATTCCTGTACTAGCTTGGCGCGTTCCTGACGCAATGCGATTGATGCTTGGGACATAAAATTCTCCGTGGTGAAGTTTTCACGGGAGCAGCAGCCGCGCCTTGCGGTTGCTCTACTCGCATCGTTCAGGAGTCGCTTTTGCTTCCTGAGCCAGTCCCATCGGACAGCGTCTTGAACGACAGACGGCGCGTTGGCCGTCTACAAGAGGGGTCAATAGTGGAAATTTTTGATTAGTGGGAAAAAGAAATGGCCTGGATTAGCTCCAGGCCATTTGGTTCACGCACCCTCAGAAAACTCTATAGCGACAACTCCACCTGTAACTGGCGGACACGTGACTTAGAAAGTTTTAGGGCCGGGTTGGCTGACTTCTCTTCGCCTTCCACGTGAATGCCGTGTTCCTTGGCAGCCGCTTTGATCTTCGCCAGTACCTCAGGCTTCTTATCCGCTGGAATGCCGTTAGTCTGATTGAACCGGGCCAGAGCGTTGCGAATGTGAGCCTTGGTCTTCTCTTCCGAACTGAACTTAATCGGAAGCTTCCAGGTAGACGTATCTTTCGCGTCACCGACGTAAGCAAATGCGCCAGAGCCCAAATCTTCGCCGTCGACTTTCTTGGTCTTCGCTGCCCGCTGTTCAGCGGTATACAATGTGCGCTCATCGCTGTCATCCGGACGGCTAACGTCCATGTTGTGGCTGCAAGCCGCGCTGTCTACCATGTGCAAGCCGTGTTCCTCATGCTCACCGTCGTAGCAAGCACGGCAGCGGCAGGAGCACTCTTCATGTTGCGTCTCGTCGGGATCATCGTCACGCTTGTAGGCTTTCAAGATTGCCGCATTGCTACGTGCTTCAACAGAAGTCGTAGGGTAGGCTGGAAAGGTCACCGGGCTTACATCAAACAAGTCGGCGTCTTTAATCACGCGCTTCGCGAAGTCGTCGTCGTAAGTGATCTCTTCATCGCGAACAATAAAACCGAACGAACACTGGTCAACGTCGCCACGCTTAATCATCTCCCGAACGTCTTTCCCCATCTGGGTATCCGGAAGATCACACAAGAAGTGAAGTCCCTTGGCATCTTCATCTAGAGCCAACGTCCCACTCTTGGTACGGCCTAGCACATGATCAGGCTCGTGATTGAACAAGCAACGGACGTCCTGCTTCTCTGCAATGGCACGTTTGAATGCGCCCGGAGCGATGCTCTCACGGACGTAGCCGAGGTCTGTCTCGGTATTGAAGACCGCCGCGTATCCCTCAATTTGAGGTTTCTCGTCTTTCGCTGCGCGAATCTCGGTCTTGAAGATACGGTACTCTACTCGGGAAGTGCTCATGGTTATGACTCCTCTATTTCTTTTTCTTCCGGCTCCGGCTTGATTTTCTCTTGGAGGTACTGAATGGCACGGACCAATTCATCCGTGGCCTGTGTATCCGCCTTCTCCGCTTGCCACTCCTTAGCGCGAAGCGGCATTGCGCTGATGTAGTCGCGAATGAACTGTGTCTTGGGTTCCGATAGCACAATGGCACCCGGTTCCGCGCCCGGATTGAAGTTCAAGGCTGACGCGATGCCGACAAGTACCGGGCTAAAAGTCCGCTGGAAATCGTCCTCATTTGGCTTCTTTCGGGCGATAATGCGACCGAAAGCATCACGAAATGCCGGGAAAGAAGTCACAAAGTAATGGCGAAGAGATTTATTCTCCTCACCAGGCGCGGGCGAAGCATTACCGCCGACGCCTCCTCCTGTGGCAGGAGCAGGAGCTTCTTCATCGGCTCTCAGTTCCTGCATGTTTACCGGCATCCAGAATTTCTGATCCGCAGTGGCCGGGTTGAGCTTCAGTGCCTTACGGCCCTCGTCACGATCCATAAGACCGGCGTAACGCGCCATCTGTAGAGCCTTGATCATCGTGGCGTAGTCGGCCCGTTCTAGTTCAGTGGTGTCGAACCGGGCAAAGTATTTGTTGGCCGTCCTCCCAAAGGTCGGGAAGATCTTGCTGTTGATAGCCTGTTCCCACTTGTTCAGCCACGGGCGAAGAGTGAAGACCAAGAACTCTAGAGCCTTCTGCTCCATGTTGGCCTTGCTATCCTCCTTGCCGCCAATCATGTGTTCAGGCACACCGAAGATTGCCGCGATCTGCGCACGGTTGAGTTCGCGCGTCTGGATAAGCATGGCCTCTTGCGGATCAATGGCAGTCGTCTCCCACTTCCAGCCACCTTCCAAAATTGCCGGCTTATGCTGGTTGCCGCGACCGTGGGCATCAAGCCACGTGCGCATGTTGTCTAATTTCTGTTGGGGAGTAAGGTTGCCCGGTGCGGATAGATAGCCTTGCGGCGTCGCGTTGTGGGCGAAGAACTGTGAGCCGTAGCTCTGTGCGGCAATGTCGCTGCCCAGGACTTCGCGAGCGTAATACTTGATTGGCGAGAGACCCAGCAAGGAGTCAATGCCCAGACCCTTGACGTGAATCATGTCAGCTTGTTCAACCGGACGCTCCGCGCCGTTAGGATTGTCATGCGTCTTATAAATCAGCTCACCGGCTGAGTTGCGATACGGAAAGGTACTGAACGGGGAGCGAAGGTACAGCGCACGAACCTGCCCGCCTTTTGACCAGTCAATCTCTATGTAGCAGTTGCCCGTCATCATGCAGTGTGACTGCCCGGCTTGCCGTACATCAGCGGAGCAAGCCTCTGTGTTAGGCGCGTCATGCAGGATGGGCTGGAGATAATGATTATTGGCTAGGCGTTCGCCGCCGTCTGCAAGCCGCTCGTATACATTCAATGGGAGCGTAGCTACCGCGTCGGAGATCAATCGCACGCAAGAGAAGTACGCAGAAATTTGCAGTGCGGACATCTCGTTGACGATCGCGCCAGACTCAGAAGGTGGTAGACCGAATACACCGAAGAAATCTTGCGGAAAGGAAATGATTGCGCCAACGGCGTCTCGAAACTCCTGACGGAACCCAGCCCAGAATGATGCCATGCCTGCTTATTCCCTTTTCTT